AAGTCATAGGGGACTTTCTCGGTGTCGATGTCGATATACTCGACCTCGGCCCCAAGGTCTATGAGTTGCATAGATCACACCCTCCTCCCCGAATTGCTCGGCGTCGCGCGGGAAGAGGGCCCCGCGCTACTTGCCGGTTTCTTGTTGTAGCTGTTGACATAGGAGGCGTAGGCACTCGAAGAAATGACCTCGCTTGCCGTGGTCTTGAGGCCGTCCGCCCGCTTCTTCGC